GCCAGCGGGTTCGAGCGCACATAGTGGCCTGAAATCATCCGGCCTTCAGTATTCGCTTTGTTCGAGGCCAAGAGCTGCGCCAGCATTTGCATCTGCTGGGCTTGCGTTACCTCGTCCTGGTATTGAGGCAGGAAGCTCGGAGGGCTATTGGCGGCCATTCATCTGACCTTGTTGGAGGGCTTGCAGCAATAGCTGCTTTCGACGTTCGTCGTAACCACCAGGGCCTTGGTTCCGCATGGCCATGTCTTGCTCCATTGCGACGTTAGGAGCATTTTGACTCGCAAGATACCCGCCAGCTTGCTGCAATCCCTGCGCAGCCACCATTCCTGGGCCAGCCATACCAGCGCTCGGAGGAGCAGCTCCTGGCAGTGTAGGCGCGGGTTCAGCCATACCAGCCGCAGCCCCACCCGCCATCCCGCTCATATCCATCGGAGGCGCCGCAGCCATCGGTACTGCTGCCGGTGCGGGCCTTGTGGGATCAGGCACAGCGCCAGGATTTGCAGCCTGCTGTTGCTGGTACATTTGCATCATTTTCAGCAGCATTTGTTGGTCCATTACCGCAACTCCTCAATTCCAGCACTCACAAGGTTCAGGTCTCTTTTGGCTTCCGCGACGATCGCCTGAAAGATAGGGAAGATCTTGGCAGCTTTCTCCGGATGATTCTTGCGTAAATACCGAAGACGGTCGCCTGTCTCTGGGACGAAGGCAGTGCAGTTCCAGCAGTCCAATGACGAATGGCTAAGGTCCAGGCGTTCATTCTTATAGCCCTTCTCTTCCAGGTACTCGAGAACTTCGTCCTTGGTCCATTCTTCGATGGGGTAGACAAGTTCGACTCCTTCGAAAACTTCTCCCGAGCGTGTCGGGGCAGTGTAGCGTTCGTCTTGCCGCTGACCCCTGATGATAGCCGTCACTTCCAGGGCCTTGGAGAACTCATACCCAGGCTTCCAGATGTTCTCGGCGCAACAGTCGAGCCAGGATTGCAGCTTCAACGGCCGCATCCCGCCGATGGACTGGCCTGTGAGCGTACTCCACACAGGGAGCACGTCTACAGGATACCCATAAGTCCGGATGTTCTCAGGTTGGTTGCTCCGCACGATGAAGAAGTTCGGGATGGCCTTCTTGAACTTCGCCACGATGTCATGGATTTCAGGCAGCTGTGCTCCGGTATCCACCCAGACCACCGCGACCTTGCCCCAATACTCTTCCGCCAGCAGCAACGTCGCCAAGGAGTCCTTCCCACCAGAGAAGAACAAGGCAACCCGATCATGCCTCTTGAAACAGTCCTTCAGACGCTCCAGCGCCATCATATCATTATGGCGATCATGGCAGCAGTTCCGACTCCGGAAACAATAGCTCCGGTCCTGGCATCCCTACGCCCCTGCTGGGCGTTCCAAGTACCAAGCTGGTTCTGATAGTTCTGCTGACCAGCCCCCATAACGTCTACGCTGGCGAGACCTGGAACTCCACCGCCTCCACCACCAGCATTAAAGTTCGGCATCAAGGTCTGCAACTCGCGGGCGATACGGTCTCTGTCAGCATTCCTAACATCGATATTTGCCAGGTCGGAGCGCTGCCCAAATTCAGCCGATTGCAGTGAGCGCTCCAGTTCCTGCGAAGCTTCCTGCCCGCCGCCAGCAATAGCTGCATTCCTGGCATCGGCATAGGCATCTGTCCGCTGGCGACCAAGGTCTTCCGCCGTCGAGCGATACCCTTCGTCCTGGATGTTGAAGCCTTGACCCAGAAGCCGCTCGTGGGAGCGTTGTTCAGCTCTATCCCACTGGGGGTCTAGCCGCGAGGTTGACCGGGCGTAAAGTGCGTCCTCGGCCCGTTGCCTCGTCCCTGCATCATATTGGGGAGTCCGATCGCGCAGGAAGCCGGAGTTCTCAAAAGGCTGCGAGAGTTGATCCCGCATCCCCTGCAAGTTCGGGTCCAGTGTAACGCGATTGGTCCAGTTGCCTCCAGCGTCTCGACTCCACTGGGACATGCCCCCAGGGCCTACGACATCTGGACGACCTTCGCGAACCTGCTGCTCAAACGCGCGCCGATTCGCTGCTTCCTGATCCGGTATTGCAAGCCGGGGATCTGGTGCCGGTGGTGGTGAACCGCCTCCGCCCATCTAATCTCCTCCAAAGGGAACATTCGGGAGTTAACCGCGAGATCAAGATGTCGTCTCCGCTTGAACCCGCTCCTAGGAGTTTCCCCTCTAGAATAGCGCCAAGCTTCTCGTGCAGTCTGACAGCCGCAAGGTTACTAGATTCTGTCGAAAGGGTCAACCGGGAGAGTCCCAGTTGCTTCACGACGTAGTTGCCAATTAGGCGGAAGAGGAGCTTGGAAGCAGCCGGGTCGTCGATGCGGAGGTCAACCCAGAGATTGTGTTTAGTGTACTCGCGGAAGAGGGCTCCAGCAACCAAACCCCCATCCCACTCGACGCCCAGAGTCGTGCAAGGTACGCCGCCGCAGCCTCCTGCTTTCTCGCGAACCCAAGGTCCGACGCGCTCTGCATCACCGATTACAGGAAGGAATTGCACGGAGTGGCGAGGAAGTCGACTGCGACCAGGGACACGTTCACCGAAGCGCTGCTGATCCTGATATAAGGTGCTGCTGCGTAGAAGGGGAAGTTGTTCACAGTCCGCCAGGACTTTGTGATTAGGGCATTGCCCGCCCACAAGCCTTGGTCCCACACAGCGGAATCCCAAAGGGCCAGGACCAGTGACGAAGTACCCGTCACCGAAGTCGAAGGCTCCGTCACGTTGAAGTCTGTACTAAGCCCAATGGTGTAAGAGAAGGGACCATTAGAGCTGAAAATAGGTCGAAGGAGATCGATCTGTTTCTGCCCTTTGGTCCCTAGATAGTTGAACGCAGGCACGATGTTCGCGGTGATCGCACTCGCCCCGTCAGCCGTTCCAGCTGAGGCCAGCTTGACCTTTTCGAAAGACCCGAAGTAGAGCTGCCCGTTGAAAAAGGCGAAGCAGTTCGCGTCCCACCCGATGAATTCGCTCCAGCCACCCGACTGCTGCTGCATGACGTACTGCGAGCCACTGGCGTTTGGCACGTTCATTAGCAAGTAGCTTTCTGCCGTATTGACGACAGTTTCCCAACCGAAGACCGAGAACAGTGACAGGGCCTGAGTCACAAACGTAGGCTCGATCTTGTCGGTGAAGGCGGTAGACTTGTCGACTGTCGAGCTTTGCAACGCTCGAGAGATTGGAAAGGCTCCGCGATCCGTCAGCGCCAACACGTCCCCGCCGTACTTGGCCAGGCAGCGCCGACCCAAGGGCCGACCGATGTAGTAGACTCCGACCAGGGACCAAAGCAGCGGATTCGAAGGGTCGTCGCCCGCGTAGACGATGACCTCGCCTTCAGTCGTTATCAGCACCAGCTGGTCGTCAGAGCCGTTGCCGCCGTCGATGGTCCAGGCGAGAGCAGCCATCACCCGCCCACCCCTGCGGCAAATCTGGCCGAGGTTGAAGCGAAGGGCAGTTCCTGTGACCGCGCCCGTGGGCAGATACCAGAAGCTCAGTTCGTCCTTGGGAACGAAGATGAGCCGCTGCTTGAAGATCGTGATCCCGATAATGGTGGTAGTGGGGAAAGAGCCGCTCAGGTTCGCAACTGACGCCCACACGGTTCCGTTCCACTGCTGCATGTTGTCAACACCGTTGACCGCGATCAGCCAACTCCCGGCGCTGTTCGTGAAATTAACATGCTGCCACTTGCCGTTGGTAGTCGTAACGACAGAGGCTCCAATCGCCCCCGGAGTCGTCACGTCGTAGAAGGCTGTATTCGTCGCTGCGAAGAGCTTCGCCCCGGAAGTCCCTTGCGGGTTGTAGTCCATCAGGGATTCGACTTCCTTCCCCGAAGGGAAGCCCGTAGCATGGTCACTGCTACCCCGGCGCATCTTGACTTCGCCAGGATAGCAGATCACGTTCTGCACCAGTACCGCGTCAGTCGGTGGCATCGCTGCCACAGAGTCCCTGGTGTTCCACCCACCGAAGGGACCTGGAATCGTTACCGGGATGACTACGGGCTGGTTCGGCGGCAGCCTAGTAATAGGCTCTAGCATTAGACTGGCCAGTTACCGGCGGGTACAAAGATGCCGGGGGTAAGCTCCTGCGACGGACGATCAAGGTACAGGGTGGGCTTGGTTCCGTCCCTGGTGGCCTTGTTCGCTTTGAGCATCTCGTACCTGCGGAAGTCCTCAGCGTAGGGTAAGCCTTTCTCTTCCTTCCAACGTGCGCGGAGGCCTATAGTCATCAGCCGGTCGTTGTAAAGCGGGAGGTCTGAATCGTCAGTTGGGATGGTCTTGAAAACGGTCCCAGCACTATTAGTCCAGCAGTACTTGGTCCGGGTTAGCGCTGAACAAGTCTCGCCCGCCGTCATAATTGGCAGCACGTGAACCTCGTTCCCCATCAACTTGTACTGATTGATCGGGCCGCTCGGGATCATGGATTTCAGCAACTGGTACGAGTACTTGTCCAGAGGCCCGTAAAGCGGCTTCCGCAAGGTATCATTCCAGAGGGTCGCGGAGTAGATGTCTCCCATCTCCGCGCCGAAGATACTAGCAACAGTCCCCTGGACCTCAGCCGCCACCGAGACCCAGGTTACTCTCACGATGTTCGCTTGCCAGCTGATGTCTTCATTCAGCTCCTCGGCCAGCTCTTGCGCCAGCCCGAACATTTGTTGAATCTGTTCGTCTGGGCTCGAGACCACGATCGAGGGAACTGGCAAGTTGGTCCGGCGGGCAACTTGCTGAACGATCTGCAGCAGCGAATAAGCCATCTATTTCACCATTCGGACGACTGACGAAGGCTTCACTTCCATCCCGGCAAGACGCTCTTCCAGCGACTTAATCCGATTTTCAGCAGCCTCTCTCAACGCCCTTTCCTTTTCCAGGTCAGCCCCTAGCTTCCCGCCACCCTCGGCTTTGGCCTCAACCCAGGCCTTAGCCCTTTGCTGCAAGTTGCGCCCCGACATGCCCAAGCGCGCAACGACCTCGTCGCTGATCACAGCCAGCTCCTCG